TTGGCGCCGTATCTGCCGCTCTTGGTTACGTTCTTAATGCTATTGGATTATGAACCATTCTCTTATGCGTTTTCTTGAGCATTTGCTTTGTTTTAACGCTCATTTTACGGTGACTAGTGCGAAGCGTACTCCTAAACAGAATAAGGCTTGTAATGGCGTCCCTAATTCTCAACATTTAATAGGCGAAGCTATTGATATCAAGCCTTACGGGTCTACCAGTTTTAATAATTTGCTTGAGATGATTCATGGTTATTCTGATCATATTTCTCCTTTTGATCAACTTATTATTTATACTAATTTTATTCATGTTTCATTTGGTTCACGTAATCGTCGCCAAGTGATTGATAAAAGAAAATAATTATGAAATTTACTCCTGATTTACTTAAAGCTGCTGATCATTGCCAGCATCGCTCTTTTATAACTAATCGTTACACAGGTCAGCGCATTGCTGTAGATTGCGGACAATGTGATTACTGTATTTATAAGCGTGCTCAAAAAGCGTCCATGCGTGTGAAGACCGCCGGAAGTGCTTTCAAGTATTCTTATTTTGTAACGCTTACTTATGATAATGAGCATATTCCTTTGATGAATTGTGAGGTTCTGCATAGTGAGTATGAAGATGCTTTAAGTATTTCAGGGGATAAAGTTTTTGGTTATGAACGCCACTCTTATATACCTGTTTCCGACTATCAACCTGAGGATTCTTCCCTTTTACGTCATGTATTCTTCACGCAAGTTCAAGGCACGGTGCCGTTTGACCGTGAAATCAAGGAATATGTTCCTGTTAAGGATAATTGGTTTCTTAGTATGGATGCTATTCGTAGTTTTATCCGTAAAACGCAGGCCGTTGACAACTCAGTATATCCCGTTGCTGAAAAATACGGTGTTGATAACCTTATACCCTTTCTGAATTATGTTGATGTTCAGAACTATATTAAACGCTTACGTAAATATTTATATCAAGTTTTAGGTTCTTATGAAACGTTACACTTCTACGCTGTGGGTGAATACGGACCATTCCATTTCCGCCCGCATTATCATATCTTATTATTCACGAACTCGAAAGAAGTCTCAGAAGTATTACGACAGTGTCATGATAAGAGTTGGAAACTCGGTCGTTCAGATTTCCAGATTGCCCGTGGTGGAGCTTCATCATACGTTGCGAGTTACGTTAACAGCCTTAGTTCTGCTCCCTTGTTATATCGATCGTGCCGCTCGTTTAAACCCCGACAAAGAGCGTCTCTTGGATTTTTTGAGAAAGGCGAGGTTTTTGAGGAAGGTGAAGACGTCTATCATGCGGTTGAACGAAAAATCGATTCTGTCATTAATGGACGAGTCTATAACTTCAACGGGATTAGTGTTAAATCAACTCCCCCCATGTCGTATATCCGTACATTACTTCCCCGATTCTCAAGTGCTCGCTTTGACGATGCTGTTGCGATTGCTAGAATTATTCGAGCTGTTGCGGATTCGCCAAAAAGAATTGCAAGGTTCGGTATTATAGATTATAATTCCGATTCTATCCTTTCTATTGTTCGTGCTTATTATCAGTATCTTACATTGAATCATCACCTGACCGATGAAGATGAAATTATATTGCATAACGCTCGGTGCCTTACTAGGCTCTGTAGCAGTTCTTCTGATGTCGATATTGAATCTTATATTAATAAATTATATCGGCTATTCCTTTATGTCAGTAGGTTCCTTAGGAATTGGCATTTGCCTCCCATCGGTGGCAATTTTGATTCTTTTTCCGCTCGTATTAATTATATTATTAAAACAGGAATAGAATATGAAAAGAAAGCGGACTATGTACGAATGTGTGATTCGTTGCGAATTCAAGAAACATGTGAATTCCCTTTATTGCGATATTTTTATCTACCGGCCTCAGGATGTGAAGTGTCGACCGTTAAGGAGGAGGAAGATGGAACATTTTCCACGTACACTATTCGAGACAGAATGGCAGGAATCAAGCCGCTCGTCTTACATTTTGATGACTCCCGAAAATTATTACTTTCCCCAGCTCTTTCTCGTCTGGTCGGACCATCCTTTAAAGCCTCGCAACCTGCAAATTACAACGATTTGTGCGACGACTTACAAAGGTGTTTGGATAACCGTTCATCGAAATACTGCCGTGATATGATTAAACATAAGAAACTGAATGATGCGAATAATATATTTAACCGTATGGTCTAATTCATATTAATTATTTATGAGTGATTTTAATCCGCTAGACCGAGCGAAAATTGCCGTTCATCGCTCCTCCTTTGACTTGTCTAGTAAAAAATTGTTTACGGCGAAAGTTGGAGAGATCCTTCCTTGTTATTGGCAGATTGCTATCCCTGGTAACAAGTATCGTATTTCTTCTGATTGGTTTACCCGTACTGTTCCCGTTAATACGGCCGCATATACCCGTATTAAGGAATACTACGACTTTTACGCTGTGCCGTTACGCTTGATTTCTCGAGCTCTGCCGCAAGCGTTTACTCAAATGCAGGATTATATGACTTCTGCTGCTAGTAATACCTCTAACACCGAGATGTTGACTTCTGTACCGAACACGACGTTGAACTTGTTGTCATTGAGTCTTCAGGCGATTAATGGTAAGGATGTCTTTGACGATGCCGGTCTTCCTTACCTCTATGGCGCTTCTAAGGTATTAGACATGCTTGGATATGGTTCTTTCCTTGCGCCTTCAAACACTGCGAAAGCCGCTATTACCGAAGCCTATCTGGGAATTCAATCTCTTGAGGATGCTCTCAATCCTTTGGTTTATTCTGCTAGTCAGACTGTCAATCTTCTTCCGCTGTTGGCTTATCAGAAGATTTATTATGATTTCTTCTCTGACTCTCAATGGGAAAAGCATCTGGCTTATGCGTATAATGTAGATTATTGGGACGGAAAGTCTCAATTGCCCCTCGCCCCTGAGATGCTTCAGCTCCGTTATGCTAATTATCCGAAAGATTACTTTATGGGTATGCTTCCGAATAGCCAGTATGGCTCGGTTGCTGTGCTACCGTCTACTTTCCTTCCTTCTGCTCCGTCTAATCGTGCAATGGCTGTTGTTTCTTCTGCTGCATCGGATTCTAACTCTTCGTTAGTCAATCCTTCTGGTTCAACTTCTATTGTTTCTTATGCGTCTAATGCTGGTTCTTCTTCTCGGTTTGTGAATATTAACTCTGACCTTTCCGCCCTTTCAATCCGTGCGACGGAATATCTCCAGCGTTGGAAAGAGGTAGTTCAATTCTCTAGCAAGGACTATTCAGACCAAATGGCAGCCCAGTTTGGCGTTAAAGCTCCTGAATACATGGGTAATCACGCTCATTATATTGGTGGTTGGTCCAACGTGATCAATATTAATGAAGTCTTGAATACCAATCTGGACTCTGCTAACTCTCAAGCCGTAATCGCTGGTAAAGGCGTAAGTTCTCAGTCTGGTCATACGTTGACTTATGATTGTGGCGCTGAACATCAAGTTATTATGTGTGTATATCATGCTGTTCCTATGGTTGATTGGAATCTGACCGGCCAGAATCCGCAGTTGACTGTTACGGTTGTTTCTGACTTCCCCCAACCTGCGTTCGACCAGTTGGGTATGCAGCCTGTCCTTGGTCTGAATCTTCAAAATAATCCTGGTCGTAAGGTTTCTGGTGCTCTTGGTTATAATCTTCGGTATTGGCAATGGAAGACTAATATTGATACTGTCCATGCTGCGTTCCGTTCTGGTATGGCGTATCAGTCTTGGGCTGCTCCTATTGATGGCTGGGACGTTCTTACCTCTTCCGGTACTTGGTCTTATCAGTCAATGAAAGTTCGTCCTCAGCAATTGAACTCTATTTTTGAGCCTCAGGTTTCAGGTCCGAATTGTTCCGTTGCTTACGACCAGTTGTTATGTAATGTTAATTTTCAAGTTTATGCTGTTCAGAATTTGGATAGGAATGGTTTGCCTTATTAAATTTGTTTGTTATGAGAAGTTTTGCTTATAAAAATGAGAATTTTGAAAAGAATTCGTATGTTCCTGAGTTGAAGGAAGGTAATCCGTGTTATCAGGCTTCTGTTTATGATTCGGTTATGTATGATGAGACTCCTGACGGTGATCTGATTCAATGCGATATGACACAGATTCTTTTGAATCAGGAAAAGTACCGTCGTCTGCTTGGTGACATGAATGTTAATAATATATTGGCGCAGATGCATCCTACGCAATCTACCTTTATGGATGGTTTGACGGACGAAGAGCGTTTTGCGTGCGTTATCTCTCGCCATTGTCAGACAATGTCCGAACGTCAAGTCGTACTGTCTGAATTGGCGTCTCAATATTCTGAATTATCCAAGTTCGCTGAATCTATGTTGGCAGAGCCAAGTGCAGAGCCCGCTCCTGATGCGTCCGCCCCTGCACCTAGTGCTTAATGGGTCTATTCGATGCTATCGCCTCCACTGTCGGTAATCTTACCGACAATGTGATAGGCGCGATTAATCAAAATCATCAGAATAAGGTTAACCTCCGTATGATGCGTGAACAAAATTCGTTTAATGCCGAGCAAGCTAAGCTTCAGCGTGACTGGCAAGAGAGAATGTGGAATATGAATAATGCCTTTAATTCTCCGGATGCTATGATTTCTCGTGGTTTGAATCCATTTTTAAATGGTTCTGCTGCCATGGCTGGCTCTAAGTCTCCCGCCTCTGGCGGTGCTGCCGCTACTGCCGCTCCAGTTCCATCTATGCAGGCTTTTAGGCCTAATTTTTCTAATGTCTTTAATAGTTTGGCTTCCCTTGCTCAAGCGAAAAAGGCGCAATCAGAATCTAATAATATTGATGCTATTACTCCTCAAATTGCTGATTATTATAAAGGTCTGACAAATTGGAAGAATTTGGCTATCGGTGAGTCTGGTTATTGGAATAAGGAGACTGGTCGTATCTCTGCTTCTTTGGACCAGTCTACAGAGGCTCAAGAATTGAAAAATCTTCGGTTTGCTGAACGTCTATCTGCTGCTCAGGAGACTCAGATTCTTTTGAACTCTGATGCTCAACGTACGTTAAACCGTTATCTTGATACACAGCAACAGTCTGACTTATTTATAAAAGGTCAGACCTTGGTAAACCTTCAATTAAACGGTGCTCTTACGGAGAAACAAATTCAGGCCGAAATTCAGCGTGCTATCCTAATTGCTGCTCAGTCTTCTGGTCAAAAGATTTCTAATGAAATTGCTGAGCGTACTTCTGAATCTTTGATTAAGGCTTCGAATGCTGCTTATCAGTTACAGTATCGTGATGTGTCTTATGATTCCGCTAACGTTAAATTACGTAAGCATATTCAGTATAATACCGCTAAGGCTCGGCAAAAGTTATATGAATATGGTGCCGATTTGGCTCGTAAACAAGGCCGTACTCATTATTGGGAATCTGTATCCCGTGGTCTTGGTTCTATTGCTTCTGGCTCTGGTAATGTAATTGGCTCTTTTCGTTCTGGTTTCTAATATCTATCGTAACGATTATGGTTCTCGTAATACTATAATCTATAGCGGTAGGTAAACTAAAAGCCCATCGCGGCGTTTGAGCGATATACACCCGCCGCCTGCGTAAGGCCTGATCGAAAAACGGAGCGGAGCGACTTCCTTATAGGAGCGTTCCGCTCCGGTATTTTAGCACGTAGGTGCGCAAAGGCAGGTTCTATCTGACCTGCCGTGCCTATACACCTTTGTATACATCCACTTGTTAATTAAGCGAAGCCCCTGGTTGTGTCCGGAGGAAATTTGAGTTATCATCTCAAATTCGGTTTTCCTTGTCCATAAACGCACAACTCACACCCAACTGTAGAATAAAAAAAACTCCGAAATATTTTGTTTATTCAAAAATAATGTCTTCTTTTGCCCCTGTAGAAACCAACTCATTAAATTATTAACATTTAAAATTTATAATTATGTTGAAATTTATTATTTCCCTTAAGGAAAAACAAACTGGTCGTGATGTTATGCCGCCTTATATTGTCAATTCTCTGGATGGTCTTGGAAATTATTCTGAGCGAGTCTCTCCGTTGGGTCTTATTGTTATTGTGGATTCAATTAAAGAAGAAAATAATTTCGTTGAACTTAAATCTCAATCTGATGAAAAGTAATAATATTTGGAAAATTATTATTGGCGCCGTATCTGCCGCTCTTGGTTACGTTCTTAATGCTATTGGATTATGAACCATTCTCTTATGCGTTTTCTTGAGCATTTGCTTTGTTTTAACGCTCATTTTACGGTGACTAGTGCG